AGGATCGGCGACGTGAACGTGGGTACATCGGGCGACCCCGCGCCATTGACCTCGCTTTCTGTACGTCCACTGTCGCCAGCCTGGAAGTGATCGCATGCCGCAGTCTCAGCCACCGAGCTTTGCGCCGCGTCGGCGCAATCCGCGTGCTGGTCCGTTGCAGCTGCCTGCTGAGGGTCGGCAGGGTGATCCGCCGCGGTGGCCGCTGCCGGGTCGGCAGACGGGCGCGGAGCGGGAGTGTTGGGCGCAGCTGTGGCATACGCCGCAGGCGGTGGCGTGGGAGCGGCTTGGTTGGTCGCATGAGGTGGCCCGGTATTGCCGGCTGCTGGTGAAGGCGTCGCTGCCGAAGGCGGTTCCGGCGGTGCATGGCCAGTGCACGGCCTTGGCGGACCGGCTAGGTCTGACGCCGAAGGCGATGCGGATGCTGCTGTGGACGGTCGTGGCTGACGAGGTCACTGAGCAGCGGGAGGCGCCGGCCGCTGACCGGGGGCGGCTCCGCGCGGTGGAATAGCGCGACCCGGACCGCCGCAGTGATTTCAACTGCTTGATCAGGCGAGGGAGATCAGCCCCAAGCTGGTCAGCGATCCGGGTCGGAGGTCATTCTATGCCGTGGCGTGGCCCGGAGGTTCCGGGCGAGTTCCCGACCCTCGGGTTCCAGGTGCTGGACTGGATCGAGCATTATCTGGTGCATGGGCCCGGTGATGTGCAGGGCGAACCGATCCATCTGGACGAGGAGTTGGCGCGGTTCCTGCTGAAGTCGTACCGGATCGACCCTGAGACCGGACGCCGTGTCTATGACGAGGCGCTGCTGAGCCGCCCAAAAGGCCGCGCGAAAAGCGAGCTGGCTGGGATGCTCGCCTGCGCGGAGGCGCTCGGGCCTGTCCGGTTCGCCCACTGGTCGGAGGATGGGGAGCCGGTCGGGCGGCCCGTGACGTATCCGTTTATCCGCTGCCTGGCGACTGAGGAGGGGCAGACCGGCCACACCTACCAGAACATCACCTACATGCTGTGGGTGGCGCGGGAGCAGTTCCCCAGTGAGTTCGCTGGTGTCGATATTGGCCAGGATTGGCAGTCATCCACGCGGGTGTTCCTGCCGGGTGGTGGGGAGATCAGGCCGAGTACCGCGAGCTCGGCGGCCAAGGATGGCGGTAAGGAGACGTTCTCGGTCGCTGACGAGACGCACCTGTACTGGCTGCCGGTGCTGCGGCGGATGTATGAGATGGTGCAGCGCAACACCGTGAAGCGGAAGGCCGCGCAGGGTTGGATGTTGCAGACCTCGACGATGTTCGCGCCGGGTGAGGATTCGGTCGCGGAGCGGACCCACGAGGCGTACGGCAAAGGGCTGTTGCCGCGGTTCCTGATGGATCACAAGGAACCACGTGGCGAGATCGACCTTGCTGATGATGGGGCGCTTGAGGCGGAGCTGCGGTATCTGTACGGTGAGTTCGCCGACGTGATGGATATGGAAGGGATCATCGGCAAGCTGCGCGACCCCCGCTTCGATGAGAATGAGCAGCGTCGGTACTTCCTGAATGAGCGGCGTGCCGGCTCGGCCCGGTGGAAGGACCCGGCGGTGTGGGCCGCCCGTGCCGACCCGACCATCGTCGTTCCTGATGGTGCGGCGATCACGGTGGGGTTCGACGGGTCGATCTCGCGTGACTCGACCACGCTCATCGGCTGTACCCGTGACCGGCACTGGTTCGTGATCGACATGTGGGAACGGCCGCAAGGCCCCGCTGGCGAGGGTTGGGTGGTCCCCCAAGACGAGGTCGACCAGGTAGTCCGGATGGCGATGGGTCGCTGGCGAGTGCTGCGGTTCTACGGCGACCCCCGCGAGTACAAGGCGTGGCTGTCCGCATGGGCTTCAGAGTTCAAGGATGGCAAAGGCAACGACATCGTCGCGGAGTTCCCGACGAACTCGGCGGGCCGGTTCGCCCCGGCGGTCATGGCTGCGGATGTCGGCATCGACAAGGGTGAGCTGACCCACGACGGTGATAGTCGGCTGGCCCGGCATGTCGCTAACGCGCACAAGCTGTATGTGCGGCTGCGGGTCGATGATGGGGAGCGGCGCCCGTTCGTGTTGCAGAAGGACCGGCCCCATTCGCCCCGGAAGATTGACGGTGCGGTCGCTGGGGTGCTGGCGGATGCGGCCCGCAACGACGCGCTGGTCGCCGGCGAGTTCGAGTCCGACGAGCAGCCGTTCTTCGCCTCCTGGCGCTAACGACGAAGGGAACCTCTCATGGCGGTCAGGCTGCTCGAGCGCGTCCCCATCGAACGGATCGAACAGCAGGCGAAGCCGGTCGACCTTGGCCGGGTGCTAATGGTGCTGGTCGTCGGCGTGTTCTACCTGCTCGGGTTCGTCGTCCGGAAGACGGCGCTGATGCTGGGGGTGCTGCTCGGCTGGGCGGTGGCGGCGGTCATGGAGGGTTGGCAGGACGCCGGTAAGCCAGCGGAGGAGCGGCGCCGTGCCAGGGTGGCTTGAGCGTGTCGACCAGCGCAGGCGTGGACGGCCAGAGAAGCGGTCAAGCATCGACACCTGGATCAGCGATTTCCTGATCCCGTGGGGCCAGTTCGGCTACAACGGCAACCAGTATGCGTTTGGCCTGAACCAGACCCTAGCGGGACAGCGGGTCCAGGAGATCACCGCGACGCTGCCCGGGTACATGGCGGCGCTGCGGGGCTGCCCGCCAGCGTTCGCGGCGCAGCTGGTCCGCTGCCTCGCGTTGTCGCAGGCGCGGTTCACGTTCCGGAACCTGCCATCGTCACGGACACCGCGACGAACGTTCGGCACCACCGACCTCGGCATCCTCGAGCGGCCGTGGACGAACGCGACCACCGGGGAGCTACTCGCCCGGATGGAATGGCATGCGGGCCCGGCCGGCAACTCCTACGTGCATCGCCGTTCCATCCCGCCGACGCCTGCGGCGCCGCTTGGAAAGCGGCTGCGGGTGCTGCGCCCCGACTGGACCGCGATCGCCTACGGGTCACAGCGGGAGCCTGATGACCCGGCGCATGCGCTGGATGGCGAGGTTGTCGGCTACGTGTACGCCAACGGCGGGTTCGGGGTGGGCGAGCCGGTCACGTTGCTGCCGGAGGACGTGGCCCATTGGGCGCCGATCCCCGACCCGGAGGGTGCCGGGATCGGCATGTCGTGGGTCACCCCGGCGGTGCGGGAGATCCAGGCGGACCGGTCGGTCACCGAACACAAGCTGGCGTTCTTCCGCAACGGCGCGACCCCGAACCTGGTCGTCAAAGGCATCCCGGCTGTGACCAAGGAGCAGTTCGACGAGATCGTCGAGCTGATGGAGTCCCAGCACGCTGGCCTCGCCAACGCCTACAAGACCTTGTACCTGACAAGCGGCGCGGACGCGACAGTGGTGGGTGCGAATCTTGCCGAGCTTGACCTGAAGACGGTGCAGGGCGCCAGCGAGACGCGACTGGCGGTGCTGTCCCGGGTGCCCGCCCCGATCCTGGGCGTATCGGAGGGTCTGGCCGGTTCCAGCTTGAACGCGGGGAACCTCGGGGTCGCCCGGCGGAACTTCGCGGACGGGTGGATCTACCCGACCTTGCAGGACCTAGCCGCTTCGTTGGCGCCGCTGGTGAACGTCCCGAGCGACGCGGAACTCTGGTACGACCCGGCGGACATGCCGATCCTCCGCGAGGACGCCAAGGACGCCGCCGACATCGAGTTCGTGAAGGCGCAGACGATCCGGCAGCTCGTGGATGGCGGGTTCGACCCGGACTCGGTGATCGCTGCGGTGCAGGGCCAGAACATGAGCCTGCTCAACCATTCGGGAATGCTGAGCGTGCAGCTCCAGGAGCCGGGGGCCACGCCGAACGGGCAGGGCAACGGGAAGGTGCCGGCGCTGGCCGGCCCACAAGGAGCGTGATCATGGGCGCCTGCGCCAACTGTGACCAGCGTGAGCACCAGACCGGCGAGCGCGCGGTCGACAACTCCGCCTGGGACGGCCCAGCCGCCATGTCGCGGTGCGCGAACTCCGACACGCCCGCATCCTGCTACGGGTCGATCTGCGCTGGGCGGAAGGCCGGTGATCCGTCGCTGCAAGCATCGTGGGCGCTCCCCCATCACAAGACCGCCGGCGACCCGCCGAACGCCGCCGGGGTCCGCAACAGCCTGTCTCGCTTGCCACAGACGCAGGGATTGACCAACGCGGCCGCGGCGCGGCGTCACCTGGAGGCCCACTTGGCATCAATCAACGCCGGGTCCGCCTCGGCCGACCCACCGACCGACAGCCTGTATCGGTCGATGGAGCTGGAACTCCGCGAAGACGGGCAGGGCATGCCGACGCTGTTCGGCTACTTCGCCCTGTTCAACCGCTGGAACGAAATCAACTCGTTCTTCGAAGGCCGATTCCTGGAACGTAACCATCCCAAGTCGATGGACCGCACCTTCGCCAGCGAACGTGACGCGATGCGGGTGCTGTTCCAGCATGGCCGCGACCCGATGGCCGGCGACAAGCCACTCGGCCCACTCGACGTGCTGGA